TTGACGCTGCTGAAACAGAAGACGCACCGGAACAAATCGAAACAGCAGCGGAAGCGCCGGAAGAAGTACCGGAACCCGAGCCAGAAGCCGAGCCAGAGCCCGAAGCCGGGCCAGAGCCCGAGCCTGAACCTGCTGCAGCGGAAACCAGCACCAAACCGCCCGTAGGCTGGTCTGTCACCACGAAAGAGAAGTGGAGCGAGCTGCCGGCGGATGTCCAGGAGGCTATCCACTCCCGAGAGGTCGAAGTCGCCAAACTGATGCAAGATACGGCCGAACAACGCCGTACAGCCGACCGCTATGGCGAAATGGTCAACAAATATGCGCCAATTTTTGCCGCGGAAGGCCCACAGGCCGCACAAGACCCCATGTGGGCACTGGAAAACCTCATCGGCATCACCGCACAGCTTCAATCCGGCACCCCGCAGGCCAAAGCCGAGCGTATTGCCCAACTAGCGCAGCACTATAGCGTCGATATCGAGATGCTGGACGCCGCCCTCGCTGGCGAGCCTACCGCTGACCCGCAGATGAGCCATATGGAGAAGCTTCTTGAGCAGCGTTTGGCCCCGGTCAACCAACTGATGCAGCAGGTACAGCAGTCCCAGGTGAACCAGCGCGCGCAAGCCTATGAGGAAGCCGGTCAGAGCATTGAGCAGTTTTCTGCTGACCCAGCCAATAGATTTTTCAACGATGTGCGGATGCAAATGGCCGATATTATCCAGTACGCCAAGGCGCAGGGTCGGCAGATGAGCCTGCAGGAAGCGTATGACACGGCATGTGCCCTGAACCCTGAAATTGCCAGCATCCTCGCCAATGAGCGCGCCCAAACCACCGCGGCGCAGTCTCAGGAGGCGGTAGCAGCCAAAAAGGCGGCGGCATCCTCGATTGCGGGTCGGCAGTCCGGCACAGAAACACAAGGCCCGATGAGCCTGAGAGATACGCTACAACACGCGTTTGACAACCAGCACGTCCGGTAGACAACGCGGGTTTAAGCAATTAGACTCGAAATGCACCCGCTTGCCGCCCAGCCTTGGTAGCAGCGGCCAGCGGGTGAAGTAAACCGCGATTCCCCAGCCTCGGTAGCAGGAATCAGAGAGATTGCGACCCAATTTTTTTGATGACTACTACGGAGGCCCACGATGGCTTTTGCAAACGCAAACTATAGCGATATTCTCGCTACCACGATTGAAAACCGCAGCCGTAACGTTGCGGACAACACCATGTCGAACAACGCTCTCCTGGCCCGCCTCAAGGCGCGTGGCAAGGTGCGCACGTTCTCCGGTGGTGTAAAGATTCTCCAGGAACTGTCGTTCAACGAAAACGCGAATGCCGGCTGGTATTCCGGTTACGACATTCTGCCGGTCGGTGTGTCTGACAACATTAGCGCGGCAGAGTACAACATCAAGCAGGCCGCAGTGCCGGTGATCATCTCTGGCCTGGAACAACTCCAGAACAGTGGCCGCGAGGCAATGATCGACCTGATGGAAGCGCGCCTGGACGTCGCTGAGTCCACCATGATGAACCTGATTTCCTCGGGCATTTACTCCGATGGTACGGGTGCTGGTGGTAAGGAAATCGATGGCCTGGACGCGGCTGTACCGCTGGACCCGACCGCGGCGCCTTACGGTGGCATTGACGGCGCTACGTTCACCTTCTGGCAGAACGCTGTCAGTGACCAGACCGCCGCTGCGGGCCTTGACCCGACGCAAATCCAGGGTTTCTGGAACCTGCTGTGGTCGCAACTGGTACGCGGTTCTGATCGCGTTGACCTGATTCCTTGCGACAGCACGGTATGGAACGCATATATCGCCTCCCTGCAGAACCAGCAGCGCTTCAGCAACACCAACGAAGGTGATGCGGGCTTCATGACCATCAAGTTCATGGATGCTGACGTGGTTCTCGATGGTGGTATCTACACCGGCGATGTAACGGGTGCTACAGGTGCCCCGGCCGGTACGGCGTACTTCCTGAACACGGATTACCTGTTCTACCGTCCTCACAGTGACCGCAACATGGTCCCGCTGTCCCCGAATCGCCGCTATGCGACGAATCAGGACGCGGAAGTGCAGATCATGGGCTGGGCCGGTAATCTGACCACGTCTGGCAGGCAGTTCCAGGGCCGCTACGACGCAAACGGCTAAGCGGCCTTGTGCGTCATAGTGGCGTAATGTAAGTGATGCAGGGAAACCGAAGGGGAGTACCTGCACAGTAAAGGAGAAACACGATGGGAACACCGACATATTGCGAGGACGCGACTGACAGCACATCCCGCGCAGGCGAAGTGCCTAATGCGAGTTGGACTGACGGCTGCAACTACGCGGCATCCAACGCGCCCGGTATCGGCATCAACATGAACGAGGGTGCGGTTGTTGGTACGCCTGCTCAGTTCACCCTGCTCGATCAGGACGGTGCTGCCCGAACCCCGCAGGTATCTGCCCTCATCGGTAATACGGGCTTTGTGAACCGTTCGTCCGTTGATTGGCCTTCTAGCGGTGGCAGTGAGGGCAAAGGCACTGTGCCTCTGCGTGACGCCACTGTGGATGCTAGCGGTGACGGTAGTCTGTCGCCTAACGGCACTTGTCAGTTGGGTACGCTTGCCGAGGGTTGGGTCAACATTCCGACTCCGTAACAGCGGATCTGTAACATAACGGGAGAGGCATTATGCCTATTGGCATCAATCGCCAAAACGACTTTCCCATAGGTGGCGCAGGGGAATTTCGTGGAAACATGGATACTGGTGCGTTCTCTCCTGATGAGGTTGCGGTTTGGGACGGTGAGAAGTTCGTCCCAGGCCCCAACGTCACTCTTGTATCGGCCTATGGTGGTCTAGCCGGTGTCGCAATGGGTTCGCGCCCTGCGGAAACAACGGGCATCGTCATCGACAACTGGAATACCCAGATGCCAACAACTGTCCCGCCGAAGGCAGTTATTCCGAATTCGGCGTCTGGACTTATTCAGATCACCCTTGATGGCGTATACCAGCTTACGTTCAATGCGAGCGTTACCAATCTCGCCAACAACATTGCTTATGATTTCCGCGTCAATGTGGACGGCTTTGAGCCGCCAAACATCGTGGCGCGGGTGACAGGTGCCAATCAGGTAGACGATTACAGTGTTGGGTTTACGGCGTGTGAAAACATCAATGCGGGGCAGGTGGTCGGCATTAGCTTGTCATCAAACCTTGCTGGGCAGTCACTTTCTATAAACTCGGCAACGCTGGTCATTACCAGATTGGGGTGAGATATGAGCGCACTTCTGCAACTAGTCCCCCCGCGCGGTGCTGAAGGTGAGATTCTGGTGCTGGATGGTACCGGCGCGCCTGACCACTACGCCAACGGTCTGCCCTATGCGGCAGGCTCAGAATTGGCAGTTGATACGGTGAGCGCGATTGATCACTACCACCAGGGCTTGCCGTATACCGCGGCAAACAGGCTAGCAGCAGAGATTCTTACGGTCGCCCCAGATCGGGTTGGTGGTGGCGCTGCGCCTTTTTCTGCCAATGGCCGATTGGCAATTGAGGCGGCACCAGTAGTGGCTTCCCCTGTCTCTTTTGATATGACGGTGGGCAACAACACAGGTTCGGTGTACGGGTACCGAAATGAAGGTGGTGACGCTTTCGGAACGCTAAACCCCAACATTTTTGAAGGTCTGAACATTACGCGCTTTCAAGGCAACAGCGGCTCATTTATCAATCGGCTGGAGTTTCTGGGGCAAGCGCAAATTCCCGGCGTGACAGCAATTGAGTTTGTCGGAGAGCCTGCTGCTGGCGGCGGTGAAATAGCGGAAACGCTTGTCTGGACAGGAACGGCGTATGATGTGAACAGCTTCGCCATGGCGCAGATATTTTTTGTGGGCAGCGACGGGCAGGCGGTCAATTTCACGCTGAAAGTAGCGCAAGAAATTTATACACATGGCGTGAGGTACACGCAAAACGGCAACATAGCCACATAGAGAGGCAAATATGCAAACAGCAGAGTACAACCACAACGATTTCCAGCAGGGCAACGGCGATGAGCAGTTGCTAGTGAAATTCTTCATCAAGGCGGTGGAAGACAAGGCGAAGTCCGCACAGGAGGGTCGCCCCATCTTCAAGGATGTTGAGTACATTGATATCCGCACCCCTGGGCAGAAAGACTATGTAGCCCGACCCGCGCGCGAGGCTGACAGGCGTCGGTTTCCGCGGCACTACGAAGCGTTCAAGGCGCGCACCGAGGTTGATGAAAAGCTGGAAGGTACTCTGCTGACGGAATGGCCGGGAGTGACCCGCGCCCAAGCCGAAGAACTGGCATTCTTCAACGTCAAGACGGTGGAACAGCTTGCCGGGATGAGTGACCAGAACGCACAGCAGTTCATGGGCATCAACGCCCTGAAGCGCAAGGCCATGCAGTACATTGAGACTGCGAAAAACCAGGCTGCATCCACCGAACTTCGGAATGAGCTGGAAAAGCGCGATGAGCAACTGTCCGCGCAGTCGGCTTTGATCGAAGAAATGCAGGCGCAGATTGCCGAGCTGTCTGCCAACCAGAAAAAGCGCCCCGGCCGCAAGCCGAAAGCTGAGGCCGAACAGGAGTAATCATGTCATCTAACCTCACCGCTACTGCCAACGATACGCTGAACCGTGTAGCGGCCGAGGTTGGCCTGCCTGTTGCCCAAGATCCATGGTCCAGTCAGGACCCTGACTTTGAGCGGATGCGCTACCTGCTGAACATCGTCGGTGAAGAACTGTCGCAAGCATATCCGTGGGAATTCTTGGTGCGCGAGCATCAAATCCAGACTCAAGACACGGATACCGGTGACTACCCCCTGCCGGATGACTTCCTGTACATGATGAACCAGACTGGCTGGGAGCGGTCGGAGAATGTGCCGCTGTTTGGCCCTCTGAGCGGCCAGGACTGGCAATACCTTCTGGGCCGGGACTTGGTAAGCAGCACGATTTACGCCAGTTTCCGCATCCAGCAGGGCTTGTTTACCATCTTTCCGCAGCCGCCGCCGACCGGTTTGGACATTCGCTATGAGTACATCTGCCGCAACTGGTGTATCGACTCAACAAATGGTGGCGTGCCAGCGCCTAGCGTCAAGACTGGTGCCGATATCCCGCTGTTCAACAGTACGCTGATTTCCAGGGCGCTGAAGGTGAAGTGGCTCGATGCGAAGAACTATGACAGCACCAAGGCGCAGGACGACTACAACCAGATTTATGCCCTGCTGACCGAGCACGACAAGGGGGCTGAAATCCTCTCTGCAGGCAAGAATCGCCGGTATTTCCCGTACCTCGACGGGTTCCGCAATACCCCTGATACGAACTATGGGGGCTTGTAATGGCGATTCATTCTGCGGTGGGAGCAAGTCGGCGGGCCACAAGGGACACTAACCAATATTCGGTGTTCCCTGCTCCGCGAGCGGGCATTGATGCGCGCGCCAACATCGCCACCAACAGCATTGATACCTGCATCACGGCAAACAACCTTGTGCCGTCCGAGTATGGGATGAAGATTCGCCCTGGCTACCGGCTGTGGCAAACGGGGCTGGCCGCTGAAGTGCGCACCATCATTCCCTATGCCGGCGAAGCGGCAGATCGCACCGATGACCGGATTTTTGCTATCACGCCAGATGGTATTTATGACGTTACTACCGATGGTGGTACGCCGGTCAACAAGCTGTTGTTCACCGAAACTACCGGTGATGCGGGTTTTGGCGTCTACTCCCACTACGTAGACGGCGCCGGCAATGATTTGTTGTTTTATGCCGATGCGGCCAACGGCCTGTTTGAGTATGACCGCGTAACTGACACCTGGGCACAAACTACCGATATCACCGCGACGGCGGGCTCAATCAACGCCTTTGACGCCACCGAGATTGTCTACATTGTCTCTCACAAACTGCGGCTTTGGCTGGTGCCCCGAAACAGCACTTACGCGTGGTATCTTCCGATTCTGTCAGCCAAGGGTGAGGCAGAAGAATTTTTCTTCGGTGCCAAGTTCAAACACGGTGGCGAACTGGTCGGTTTATATAATTGGACCGTGGACGGCGGCGATGGCGTGGACGACAAGCTGGTAGCGGTGAGCAAGGCCGGTGACGTCATCCCGTATCAGGGTGAAGACCCGAGCCTGGCATCGTGGTCGAGTATCGGCACGTACTTCATCGGCACGATGCCCAAGGGTGTGCGGTGCTGCTCTGAGTACGGTGGCGACCTGTACATGCTGTCCACGCTGGGCCTGACGTCAATGCGCAACCTGTTGTCGGGCCATGAAATCGAAAACCCAACAGGGCAGACGGTTGGCTTCAAGATCGCGCGGTTTTTGCGGAATGACTTGCGGGACTACGGTGAAGAAAACGGCTGGGATTTGAAGTTTGTCACGCAAGAAGGCGAAATGCTCATTGTGACGCCTCAACGGCTGGATGCGACTTACCGGCAGTACGCCTACAACCTGACTTCCCGCGGCTGGGGTTTCTGGCGCGATGTGCCGATTTTGTCTGGAGATCCTTGGCTGGGCCGCGTGGTTCTGGGCGACAAGTCTGGCAACGTATGGCGTATGGACGTCAACGTGGATGCGGCCGAGAACAACGGCGCTAATGGGACTCCCATCAAGTACAGCATTTTGACCGGTTACTCTGATATGGGTACACCGGGGCGATACAAGCGGGTGCAAAACATTCGCCCCAACTGGGCGGCGCGCCTGCCGCCGACCTATTCAGCCTCGGCAAAGTACGACTATGACGTGACGCTTCCCGCTGCACTGCCGACCACCCCGGTAGAAGACGCCGCGTTGTGGGATGTTTCAAACTGGGACCAGGCATTCTGGGAATCCGGCGTATTGACTCCTGAGTTCAGTATGCAGGGCGCTCGCGGCCATGGCAGGACGGTAGCGATTGCCATGATTGGCGAATCCACGCAGGAATCTATCCTGGCGTCATGGGATATTGCTTGGAATACGGGGCATTTCCGATGATTATTCGTTCTATGAATTACCATTCGGATTGGGATTGGGTTTGTGAATACCTAAATATGTCCCTGTCCGACAACACTAGCGGCGTGGTGTGTGAGGACAATGGCAAGATTCTCGCCGCTATGGTGTGTGAGAATTGGACCCTGAACAGCGTGATGTGTCACTTCATTGTGGCTGACCGGCGCGCACTGCGGCACAAGTTCCACAACGAGTGTGCCCGCTATGTGTTCTCCATAGGAGACCGGGAGAAGATGATTGGCATCGTGCCGAGCGACAATGACAAGGCGCTGAAACTGAATGCGCACTTTGGATTTACTGAGTTGTGCCGCATTGGTGACGCCTTTGAAAAGGGCATCGATGCGGTGATTTTGGAACTTCACAGAGACAACTGTCCCTATTGGGAAGGTAACAACCCCCTGTTGCGGGCGGTAGGAGAGTAGGACGTGGGAAAAGTGAAATCTGACGCGCCTGATTATCAGGCGGCTGCGGCCCAAGAAGGGGAGGCGGCCAAGGATATCACCCGGACGCAAACCTACGCGAACCGGCCCACGCAGATCAATCCGTGGGGCCGGATAGACTGGCAGGCCTCGGCTGGGGTAGATCCGGCGACCGGTAAGCCTGTAACCGAGTGGGAGCAGACCCAGACGCTAGACCCTGGCCTGCAGCAAGCTCTGAACAGCCAGATTGCACTCATGTCCGGACGTTCGGCGCTGGGCGCTGGCATGATGGGCGACTTGGCGTCCACCATGGGCCCTGGAATGGACTGGAGCCAGTTTGCGCCCCTGACCAATGTCACGGCCCCGGATGCCATTGGAACAGCCGGTACAGCGCCGCGTGTGAGCGATTTGGGCACCACCGAGTACACCCCGGCCGACTATTCCGGCGCATCGGCGGTTGATCGACCCGAATTTACCAACCAGCGCGCCGAGGAAAGCATCTATCAGCGGCAGGCTGACCGGCTGAACCAGCAGTTTGCCGGCGAGGAAGATGCTTTGCGCATCCGAATGCGGAATCAGGGCCTTGCCCCCGGTGATCAGGCTTGGGAATCCCAGATGGCGCAGCTCAACCAGCGCCGGAATGACGCGTTTCAGGGCGCTTCTACCTCGGCTATCCAGTTTGGCGGTCAGGAGGCGCAGCGCATGTTTGATATGCAGCAGGCACAGCGCGCCCAGCAGACCGGTGAGGCAGATCGGCAGTTTGGCATGATGAGTAGTGCCCAGCAGCAGGCATTCCAGGACCGGCTGGCCGCGGGCAATTTCCAGAATCAGGCTCGCCGAGAAGCCATCAACGAGATGATGGGCTTGGGGCAGTACAACCAGGCGCAGGCATACCAGTTTGCCGACTACCAGAACCAGTTGCGCCAACAGGCCATGAACGAAGCCCTGATGCAGCGTAGCCAGCGTCTCAATGAGGTCAATGCCCTGATTGGTGGTCAGCAAGTCGGCCAGCCGCAATTCAATCCGTTTATCGGCGCCCAGGCGGCGCAGACCCCGCCGATTCTGCAGGGCGCTATTGCGCAAGGTCAGCAGGCCGCGGCCGATGCCTCGGTATCCAACCAGGCATTCAGTAATCTGCTGGGCGGCGCGGTAGGGCTCGGCACGGCAGGCATGATGGGAGGATACTTCTAATGGCATTGGAAGACCTGTTTGGCTACAGCGCCCCCGAAGACCGCATGATTGGCGGTGAGTGGTATACGTGGGTTAGCAAGCCTGGCGGCGGTGGCAACATGGTCGCCTACAGCGAACTTTCGCCGGTTGAGCAGGCAAAACTGGAGATTGGCCGCCAGTATGGACAGCCGGTGTATACAACGGCCGAAAAAGAGGGCCTGAGTGCCGAGCAAGCGCAGCAAATCTGGCAAAGTTATCCACAGGAAATGCGCGATGCTATGAACGCAGCGGGCTCAAACCGGCCGGAAGGTGGCTATCTGGGTGGTGGAAACCCCGGTGACTATGCGCCGCAGCCTGCCCCAATTGCGCCGCCGCCACAATCGCCGATTACTCCGGTGCCAGGCCCGACGCCACCGGTTGCTGGTCCTTCGGCCCCTGATGCGGGCTATGACCCGCTGTCAGATGCGCTGCTGAAAATGGACCCATCGGATCTTGATAACATATTGGCGACCAATCCCGAAGCGCGGGAAAAGTGGAACAGGGAGCTACAGACGGTCAATGTTCCACGTGGAACCATGGCGCAGAACGAGCTGGACAACTTTGACTGGGTATCGGCGCAGGCAGACGCTCTCCGCGGACAGCCGCAGCAGGGCTTTGGTGGTGGCGCCCAGTGGAACCGGTACATGCCGCAGCAACAGCCTGGCGCACCGATGAGTACGCCGGGAATGCGCCCCTACAGCGCGCGCGCACTACCTCCCGGCCCTCCTGGTGACTTTGTGTTGCCCGCAGCGGACATGGGCAAGGCGCAGAACCCTTACTGGAAAGAGGTTCAGGAAGAGGTAGTCAAGCGGCTGACTGACCCGACCGGTGCTGGCGGTGGCGGCGGTTCATACAACAACCCTGGAGACCAGATGCAGCCATGAGTACTTTTGAAGAACGTTTGCGCATAATTCGCGCTATGCCGGATGGCCCCGAGAAGGAAAAGGCCATTCTAGACCTGACGCGGGACTACCAGAACCGGCAGTCTGCGCTGGAAACGCAGCAGTTGTATGCGCAGCGTGACCTGGAATCGGCTATGGAGATGCCGCAGGCGCGCACCGCGGGACCAAGTGGCAACCCGTTTGCGGTCGCTATTGCCCCGAATGTCATGGAATACGCGGCACAGGGCTTGCGGGCCTATGATGCCAACAAGCGCCGGAATGCGGCGGCTGAAGGGCTTGAGGGCTTGTCAGCGGGCCGAGAGAGCGGCTTGGGCGAGCTATTCCGTGCCGGCGTGAACCAGTCTGCCCCGATGACCGGTGATGCGGTCGCCGACAAACTGCGCGGTGACGCGATGACCAGCGCGGGTTTTGGTAATCTGGGCATGGATGAAGAAGAAATGTTGCGCCTGCTGAGGGGTGGTTATGGCTGATATCGATGTACTGATGGGCTTGGGGCTGGAGCGTCCCGACCAGGCACAGGCTTTGGCTGACCAGCTTCGCGGCCGCAAGCAGGCGGCTGACCTGTTTTCCATGTCCACCATTGGCCCGGTAGCGCAAGCCGCAACCAATGAGCGAGAAGCCATTCTGGGTGCTGCCCAGCGTGGCGGCGCGCTGATTCGCGCACGGAAAAAGCTGGAAGATGCCCGCAAAGCGGCTGAAACGCCGAATATCGGCAAGTACAACCCTGGCGACTACACCGACGAAAGCTGGGCCGAATACTATCGCGGCGGTCTTGCTGACCCGACCGTGCTGGAGCGCCGCGGCAACTTTGAAGTCGGCGGTATTCGCTATGATGAGCGTGGCAACCCCATTGTTGCTGCTGATACCGTTGTTGATACGACAGCGGATATTGCGGGGGCAGAGCAGACAGCAAAAGACTTTGCCTCGAATGTTGAAAAGTTTAAGGCTGGCGAATCTAAGGTTCTGACACGCATTGAGTCTAGTCGCGCCAAGCAAGACACGCTCAATGAAGTCATTGAAGACGCAATCCCGCTGCTGGATGAATGGACTACCGGCTATGGCGGCTTACTGGCTAATCTTCCCGATACCGAGGCGCGCCGCCTGGACAAGCTGCTGGATACTGTGCGGGCCAATGTTGCATTCGGCGCATTGACCGAAATGCGTGAAAATTCACCTACGGGTGGCGCGCTGGGTAACGTGTCCAACATTGAATTGAGCTTGCTGGGTTCCACATTGGGTAGCCTGGACAACCTTAACAGCGCCGAAGACTTGGCAAAGAGCCTTCGCCGCATTCAGCGCGTGAATGAGGGGGCTATTGAGCGAGCACAGTCGGCCTATGAGATGGATCGCAAGCGGTACTACGGCGAAGAAGACCCCGATGAAGAAGAATCGGAAGACGTACCTACCTCATTTTCATGGGATGACCTGAAATAATGGACGTGACCCTGCCTGACGGTACGGTGCTTCGGGACGTTCCCGAGGGCACGACGCGGCAGCAAATATGGGAGCGCCTTCAGGGAACCTCCTTGGCTGGCGCTTTGGGTGATTGGGCGCCGGAACCGGATGCGCCGGACCTTTCAGTGGAAGAAGCCGCTATTCAGGCCGAGCTGACCGATCCGCTGATGGAGACGCTTGGCGAAACCGGCCGCTTTGTGCGCGATACGGTTAGAAACCTGCCGCGGTCAGTGGCAAGTCAGTTGGGTAGCCTGTATGACGTGGCTACTGACATTCCGGGCACGATAGAGGGCACGGCCGCGCTTGCTGGGGGTGCTGGTGCCAAGCTTCGGCGCGCACTGGGCCTGCCGCAGACTGAAACCGGTGCTGCTGATGAGGCCACATTGGATGCCGCTGTGGACTATTACGGCGACCGGTATGGAACCCGAGAAGATTTTCTGGAGACGGTACGCGAAGACCCCGCATCGGTCGCTTTGGACGTTGCCGGTGTAGTGTCTCCCGCTATTCCCTCTGCGGCATCGGCTAGCCCGCCGCTGGCTATCGCCAGGGGCGCCACAAGGGCCGCTGAGGCAGGCGGCAAGGGATTGGGCCGGACGCTCCAGCGGTCCTCTGTAAAGCCGTCAGGGACCATTCCGGCGCCTGTACGCGAGCGTATTGTTGAAACCACGCTGCGGGAGGGCTTGCGGCCTAGCGGTCGGGGCGTTGCGAAGGCACAAGGTATCATCGATGACCTTTCCGGCAAGGTAGATGACCTGATCAAGCGGGCCGGTGATGGTGATGGTATCTACCCGGAAGCCTTGTATGTCTACATGGACGATTTGCGGGACCGAAAGCGCGGCGGTGTAGAGACCGAGCGTGACCTTGCGGCCATCAATCGACAAGAGGCCAAGGTTCGGGCGCAGGTGGATGAAATCCTGGCCGAGAGTGGCAGTGACCGCCTGACTGCGGCGCAATTGCAGCGATTGAAGAAAAGCCTGCAGGCCGAGGGCGGTTATAACGTCAAAGGGCCGAAGAAACAGAGTCGGGCAGCAGCAAACCGCACGATGGGCCGTGCTGCGCGTGAAGCGGTGGAAGAACTTGCCCCCGATGTGGCTGCGGAAAACCAGCGCCTCGGTGCCGTTATTGAGGCAAAGGGCCCGCTAGAGGCCGCTCGATCGCGCATTGAAAACCAGCGAGTGCTGGGCATTCCCGATGCGCTGAACCTGGCTTCTGGGGCTGGTCTTTCGTGGTGGTTGGGTCCGCAAGTCGGCGTGCCACTGGCGCTCGGCGCTGAGTTCCTGACCAATCCTCGAACCGCACCTCTGGTTGCACAGGGCTCCTATCGCGCTGGGCAAGGCGCTGGCGCTGCAAATCGGGCACTGAATAGCGGCGTAGCGTCCAGAACACTGCCGACAACAACAGCATATATGGACATGCTGTCAGAAATTTTGAAAGAGGAAGAACGCTAATGCCCCGCGATAGTTCAGGATCATACACCCTCCCGCTGCCTCCCGTTGCCGCGGGAACCCTGATTGAGTCGAATCAGGAGAACACCACCAACAATGACCAGGCGACGGCGCTAACCGACAGCCTGTCGCGTACTGGCCTCGGTGGGATGCAGGCTACGCTGAAGCTGGTTGATGGAACGAACATCAATCCGGCAACAGCGTTTAACAGTGAGGCCAACAGCGGTCCCTATCGAGCCGGTGCCGGCGATGTGCGCTATGCGATTCTCGGCACTGACTTGATCCGCTTGTTTGACAATGGTGCCGGTACGCGGTTGCTGCAAGTCTGGGATGGCGCACAGTTCAATCGCGTGCTGACTTCGGCTGATGTCATAACGGAGCCCGGCACGGAAGACGGCCAAACCCTCCGCTGGGAGGCAGACACTTCCGTATGGGAGCCTACCAGTGCGCTGGTGGTGAATGATGCGGGTGTTGTAATTGTCGGCGGCACAGCGAAAACAACCTTTGGTGGAACGAGGCTAAACGTTGACGGGCCAGCTTTAAGCAACACTAGTAACGCTTCCCAATTCTCTATTAACGCATCAGGAACACCAGCTGCTGGCAGCGGCGCTACGATGACGTTTAATGTCGAATCTGGCCCTGGCACCTTCCCTTTTTACCCGGTAGGGCAAATTGCTACATTTTTGGAAACGGGGGGTACTAGCTATGCGGCTAGCATGGCATTTAGGACCTCTAATGCGGCGGGTACTGTTTCAGAGGCCATGCGCATCGACTCTGCTGGCAACGTGGGTATTGGTACGTCTGCTCCGCAAACCACCTTTGATGTGGGCGGCATTAACGGCTGGGGCGGCTTTATCGCAGGTATCGCAGCCAGCATATCCGGCGCTAATGCGGCTATGGGTAACGGCGGCAACTTGCGGGTATTGTCAAACAGCGCCGCTGCCGCTGATGTTGGTGGCTCTATCGCCTTTGGTGGCTACTTCGCTGGTCAGACTGACTCCCTGGACTTCGCTGAAATATCCGGCAGAAAACAAAGCGGGCAGACAACGGGCGGCTATCTTGCCTTGGGTACGCGTACCGATATTGGCAACATTGAGGAGCGTATGCGCATCGACAGCGCTGGCACAGTTCTGATAAACGAAACCGCTGCACTAGGCGGCTTGCTCAATATCTCAAAAGATGGCGCGGCAGGCTCCCCCACAGTTGTCCTGAGGGCAAACACTGGAGAGTTGTCAGATTCCTACATACAGCACAACATACAGGGGGTTTATAACTGGTCTGTTGGGGTGCTTAGGTCTTCTGGTTCGTACTGGATTACGCCTAGCAATACACTCGGCACGACCGGACTTGAAATAGACTCTAGTGGCAAGGTGATTGTTGCAGACCTCGCAGGCACAGGCACCCGCGATGTACAAGTATTAGCAGACGGCACATTGATTGCCGTATAACTCAGAGAGAGGCCAATATGAAGTTTGAATTTTCGCAAGACGAAGCAACCTACCTGATCAACGTACTGGCAGAGCGCCCCTACAAGGAATCTGCTGGACTGATCGCCAAGATGCATGAGCAGGCCCAGGGCCAAATCGAGGCAGTAAAGACGGATGAAGATACTGCTGATAGCGGCGGCGCTGTTGCTGACAGCGTGTAGCACGGAGTCCTATTTCAAGGATGGTTCAGAGCTGGAAGTCTGCATAGGGTTCTGCGCTTTCATGAAGAAAGAAACAAATATCAACGAGAGGTCGGTAAGCAATGCACCACAACAAGGGGCCGCTGTACTTCATAGTGGCGGTCATAGCGGGGGTTGCCTTGATGGTGTTCCTGATGATGACCAGCAAAGCAAGCGCAGATCCTCAAGAAAAAAAGGGGTGGCAATTGGAAAATGACATCTACGCTGGAGCGCCGATAGGAGGACGCAATGGAACGCAAAAAAGGATATGCTGAAAAACGCAAGAAGGGTTCGGCCTCCCCGAGAAAGCAAAGTGGCGCTACAGCGCGCACAAAAGGCAAAGCACTCCCCAGGTCGGTAGCCAAGGCAGAGGAACGCCGCCGCCGATAATCCGCTTGCCCCCATAAACGTGTAAAATGGGGGCGCTAGTTTCACCCTGATGTGTAGGGCTATGACTGATTTTCAGATAGCCGCCATTGGCATCGCTCTCAGTGCCTTGGCAGCGTGGTTAGCATGGGAGACCCGCAGTCGCATTCAAGCGAACAAAGAACAAACCACCAAAGTAAACGAAATTGCGACACGCGTCACAGTTTTGGAGACACATGACTATTTAACCTACCGGCAGTTTACTGAAGAATTAGACAAGCGGCTGGAGCCAATCAAGGCAACGCTCGACGCCATTGCCATTTCAGAGTCAGTGAAGCCTGACCGGAGGAAGCATTGAAGTATCTGACTGCAATTATTCTGCCTTTCCTGATGATCGGCTGCAGCGCCACTACAACTACAGAGGTATTGGAGGCAATCCAGCTTGGAAAAGACGAGTGCGGATTTGCTGAGTTGCGTGGCAATCTCGATGTTGGCGGCAATCCCTTTGCCTCTACTACGGTGGTAGTCAACATCAACAAACAGAAAGCTTTTTACGAAGACTCGGCTGGCAATGTCCAGCCTTGCCCATAGGTATGATTATGGCCGGACCCCCTCAGACAAAGCCCTGGAGAAAATGAACGCATTCTATTACATGACTGGCGGCGCATTCATGGCTGCTGCCTTCGTTCCAGCCGTTGGCTGGCCTGTTATCGTGTTTCTTGTTGGGCTGGCGTTCTTTACCGCTGTTCCGGTTGGTAATCTACTGGAAACCAAACTGACTTGGAGCGGCTATTTCTTCACCCTGAACTGCCTGTATGCCGCTATGCTGGCTTATCCGCGTGAGCCTGCCCTGATGGTTGCCTCGGTCGCATTCCTTGCAGGGGCGCTCCTGACCGCTCTCAACTACTTTGAAGTGTCCGCACCATTCCGCCTTTACGCATGGTTCGGCATGGCCATCAACCTGACTACTGTTTCTGCCATGCTTTGGCATGTAGTGAAGCCGTGACGCTATCGCCCCTGAAGGCACCGCCCATCACAAAGCTGGCTGACGGTAGATACCGCATTGGTTCCGACTATCCGGAAACAACGGGCCTGAAGGGGCATAATTTAAGCGTTGGGTTTTGCGAGCTGGACAAAAACGGATTGCTGCTGCTCAAGTCCGGCTTTATCTGGAATGGTGTCTCATATGGCTTGGATACCTTTGACGCCATGATGCCATCGGCTGTGCATGATTGTTTCTACCGGCTGATGCAGTATGGCTACCTGCCGAAAGAGACAAAGCCGGTCATTGATCGCACGTATTACCAGCATCTCAAAAAGTGGAAATGCCTCACGCTGAGAGCCAGGTTGCACTATGGAGTGCTGCGGTTGTTCGGCGCTATACACATGAGGTTGTCCAGAGCCTAGTTTTTGGTTTGTCGGTACCTTTTGAACCGACAGTTTTCCGCGTGGAGAGCGCCCATTCTCCCTCTCAAATGTGGCCCCCGAAGGGGCCGGTAGTGTTAGCTAACCCACGGCCAGGGCGACTTGGAATCACTCCACAGGAACGTGGCAACCTCGATTTCCTCGCGCTTCTCAGTTGTCCAGCAGCGGTCATCTCGGCACTCCCAAAGGTAGCCAGAAACCTCAACCTCGCGGCTTTCGTTGCACTCATTGGCCTTTACGCACATCCATTCGTAACCCGCAAACTCAACAGGGTCAACAGAAAAAGCGCCGAATGACGCCAGCAGAAGGCCAGAAGCAAAGGCCAGGGTAATCATAGACTTCATATTTACTCTCCATTATTGGCCCGCATTAAGGCTGCGGGTGTGCCTACATCCAATCAGGTGAGCGCCACCACAGGATAATGATCAATATCAGTACGGCCATATCGTAAAGGCTCATAAATCCGCTTCCTGACCCTGCGTCCAATGTGACGGAAATGGCGGGGGTGTAATCCCCAAACTCTGCGCCAGATGCCGCGCCACCACATCGTAAACAGCACTGTAGTCGGTAGTTGTGGCGTCGGCAGTTGAATCCTTTCCAAGCATCACTTTCATCACCGGCTTGAACAGATGCTCCTTAACCATTTCCTCGGTCCAGGGTATCTCTACCTCTGGCTTGAGTGTGGCTTTCATATCAAAGCCACCATCGTTCAGGCACTTGGCCAGATCACGAAAGAGGACGTGAATTGCGGCGTTTTGCTTGAGTGTTCTTGGGTTATCCATACACCTCTCCCTTGGTAAAAAAGCCCCGGCAGGTGCTAGGAACCATGCCGGGGGCGCTTACACGGTCAGCAGGGAACCACCCCTGCCCGCTTGGGCACTTGCGCGTTTCGTCAGGCCAGTGCGCCACACTGGTGGATTAAGGTTCCTGACTATCCGGCTGGCACCGGAATAGGGTGGACAGGGCAGGGCGCTACTCCTGCTATGGGCCATTCGTCCGGCACTCGGGATAGCTTAATAACTCCTGAGTCATCCATGGGGTCAGCTACGTCCCCTGCGTGTCTGCTTTCCACGCCGCCTGTCCATAAAAAGGTGGGGAGGGCAGGAGCGTCACTTCCTGCTGCGGTTTTGTTCAAGGGCCGGTTAGACCGAGACAGGTTCGCTACCCTGCTATCCGCAAACGGCGATACGCCAACTAGCATATGCGGAATGTATATCTGCTTCCTCCCCATAAAACTATCCATCAAAATGGGATTGACTCTAGGTCGTCTTCAAAGTCAGCAGCAACCTTGCCGCCATGGTTGTTAGAACCAGCCCCAGCAGGAGCCGCTGGCGGTGTCGCTTGTTGATGCTGCTGATACTCGCCGCTCTGCTTGCTGTCCAACATCTGCATTTCCTTGGCTACAATCTCCGTGGCGTACCTGTCCTGGCCCTGCTGGTCCTGCCACTTCCGGGTTCGCAGACTGCCTTCGATGTAGACCTTGCTGCCCTTCCGAAGATACTCCCCGGCTATTTCTGCCAAACGTCCAAAGAATACGACACGGTTCCATTCCACCCGCTCCTCAAGATTTCCAGTCTGCTTGTCTTTCCAGCTTTCGGATGTGGCCACAGTGATGTTGGTCACAGCGGCCCCTGATTGCGTTGCCCGAGTCTCAGGGTCATTGCCCAAGTTGCCTATGAGAATTACCTTGTTGATGCCTCTACTCGCCATTACCCGATTACCCCCACAACCTTTGAACCGTTACTCCACTCTATAGTGAAACCGCGAGCACCCCGAACAACTTCCACCTCCTCGGGTATCAGTTGCGCCTTTTTAAGTGCTTCTTCGATAGAGTCGGCCTTGATGGTTTTAGAAACAACCACGCTGGTCTCGATCTGCACCAAATAGTTTTCTTTCTTACTCGCCATGTTCTTACCTCAAATCTTTCTGCCACTTCACAAGGCAGCTCATATTGTGAAACAGCCGACCATTGTGATTGACCATGCCGCTTTCATCTTCAAAGCCTTGCCCGCAGTAATCGCACTCCAGGCTATCAAAGCATTTTCCGCAGCAAAGGCTTGGTGGGCGCTCACCCTGATTTGGTACATCATGGTAACCATCGTCGCGGCTTTCCTTCAGCTCGTCGCAGTGCATACACCTATACACTCCCATTGCGCTTCCCCCTTCTCACTTCAACACACTCATCACAGATTGTTCGGGCATAGCCTTTCCGCTTCTTGGCGGTCAGCTTGTCTCTGGCGCAGTAGAAGCACCAGGTCCAAACCCTGTCTGCACTAGGCATTGGCCCACTCTCCTGACTTCATCTTTTCCCGCTCCTGGGTGGTGAATACGCCGCCTTTCGTCGGCGCTACCCACAGTGCCCGCTGCTCATCCTCGGACAACTCCTGCCAGCACTCTTTAGCCGTGCTGTATGCGTCCTCACTCAGTGCATTCTTGATTGCAAGGATAGAGGGCAGGTTATCGCGCAATGCCGTGTTGTGCTGCTGAAGGCGGGCTACAGCCTCCATTTCCTTTTGCTGGTTGATCGCATTGGCTACCTCGTCGGCGCTGGCAATCTCAGTACCACCCAAGCCAAGAAACGCGAGGGCGCGGCCTACCGCTGAAGTTTCGGCATTTTCAAGCGCAGAAGTGCGGTTGATGTTGGTGGAGCCGCGTTCTTCCTCAGCCAGTCCAGTAGCCAGTACGCGGCCAGCCTCATCGCTGATAGTCGCCTTGACCTGCACCAGATCAGCGGCGCTCAGCACTTCAGAAGCAATGCTGTAGTTGGGGTGCATCTCACGGAAGTCCGCTATACGGCGGGCAACAGTTTTGTACTGCTTGCCGTGAATATTGACAATACCACCGTCACTCATCGTGCCATCCTCATCGCTTGGTTGATTTGCTCTGACTGCCAGGCTTCTGCCTGCTGCCGGTGATACTCGGCTGAATAGCCAGAATCGTAGTGCTGACCCTGGTCAGTCTTGTGCGGACGCCCTTCACGGCAATCTTTCGTGCCGCGCATCCAGTCATCGATAAACGTGTTTCTCATCTGCTCATCCTTTGGTAAAAGTCATCTGAACCCGCATTGACTTCCATCGCGGCAAGCCTTTTACAGCTTCGCTTTCGGTTTCATGGTACGTTTCAAGCAGCCCAACGCGTTCACTGACTGCAGTCCACATGGTAATAGGGCCATGCTCAGCGCACACTTCTTCTAAAGCGTCGGCAAATGTGCGGGCAGTGCCCTTGCGTGTATCGCCGCTATCTTCTGCGCCATCATACTCCTCATGCCAATAGTCCCAATCATGACCACGATCAGGAATCGGCTTTGCGTTATATTGAAACCGCCATGGGCCTACAAAGAGTGCTTCTGACATTTCCCTTCTCCTTAGTTGGTTTACAAGTAGATTAGTGAGTATTTAAATCCGTGTCAACACCTAAATCGTCATTCATAAAATCTAGGTAATCTTGCATTGCTTTGTCGGCAGCTTCGCGGGGTCTTGGAATGTCCGCTATCATCGCGACCAGGTACGCCAGTTGCCAAAAATCTTCTTCACTCATACAAATTCAACCTCGCAAGATTCGCTGCACCCATTGCTGTAGTCCATTTCGTCAAGGCTGAACATGCCTATTTGCCTTTGATCTGTAGTTGGCTCCCACGGAATAAAATGCTCTTTGCTGGCGGCGATTATGTCTTTAGTGCTTCTGTGCCTCCTGAAAAACACCTGTTCCCTGCCGGTACATTCGTAGCTTGCGCCAATTTTTCCGTATTTTTTCTCCATCCTTGCAGGAAAGTCGAAAAACTCAGGGTTTTCTGTTGCCATAGTAAACAGCTTTCGGTCAGATTTTTTCCAGCACCAGACGCAATTCCCGTGATAGTCGGTCAAGCCTAAGTCAAAATCCTGCGAAGCCCACCAATCCAATACCATCTGCTTGGTGACGCCCCACGATACTAGCGGATATTTAACCCTAGCTTGCTCGGCGTTTGCGCTCATTCTGTCAATTTCATCGACCCGAATACCTACACAGCGGTCGTGCGGCCCCCATCCTAGGCCCCGCAAATACGAAGTAATCGGTGACAATTTCAGCTCTCGCGTGCAGTGCGGCATATCTGCATTTGTGATTCCGTACTTGCTTATTACAGCCTCAAACGGCTCGCCGTCCCTGCTGGCTGTTTCATACGTCACTACTTTGTGTCGTGTGCCTTTCCCCTTTTCAGGATTTACTACAGCCTCCAGCCATACCGTATTGAATCCAAAATGCTTATCGCAGTTGTGAACGAATTCCAGCGTTTTTTCATGCTCCTGGCCTGTATTGGCAAACAGCACCACGATTTCATCATAGCGGTCCTGCCACGTATCCAGCACGCGCTTTGTCATGTAGCCGCTGGTACGGCCACCAGAAAAACTAACCAGCAATCTCTTAGTCATCTCGCCCAACTTGTGTCAGTCAACATTTGAATAAATCCTTCAGTCCGGCGATATGCTCATCCGGCGTTCTGTCGTCTTGCGGTGCGGGTAAGTGTTTGCCTTCGCCCAGGTCAACAGGTTTATCAAGTAATACTTCCGCCGCTGGCCTGCTCTGCCGGTTGTGTTCCCAGTCATCCGGGGTGCACAGAGCTATAAACGCGGGCAGGGATGGGGCAAAATCTGACCCCGCCGCCATGGCGTTAGTGAATCCGTAGCGCAACTGCTCGTCCGTCAGCGTTGACAGCCCGGCAATCCAAGTAGGGTTAGGCTCCTCGCCAAATTGATTAACAAATGCATTGCCGTAGCTCTCAGCCATCGCTGTCCACAGTGGCAACAATCTGTCCGGATTCATCGCTTCCAGCCTTTCGTCGCTCTGCCGCTGCGCGGACTCGCTCAGCCGCCGAAAGTCGCCGCGCGTTGACAGGCCGTTGAGTGTTTCCTCTGGTGTTCTCATTGGTCGATTTCTCCCATGTTCTGACTGCTGCCTTCCAGTCCTTCATTTTGTTTTTGCCAACCTGCCAGCCGTTGGATGTGTAGTGATCAACAAAGCGCTCAGGGTCAACTTGATTACCCCGCTCCTGGCAATACGCTCTCACTTGGTCGATTGATGGGGGGGTGAAACGCCCCCTATTCTTTTTCTGTATCTGTTCTGTATCTGTATCTGTATCTGGGGCCGTTACAGTAACGGTTTTGGAACGTTTCTTCTTTTCCCTGTGCCTTCTTACTCTGTCAGTGGAAGTGTCTGATTCATATTGCTTTTTTGACCACTGCGGAATATGAAACGTTTCACTGTCCGTTTCAGATGTAACAAGAAGTCCGCGCTCTTGAAACGCAATGAAACACGATGAAACATTCTCAATTGTTTCACGTAACACGAAGGCTGTTTCATCAATTGAACCCACACAGCCGCGGTCATTGCGTGCGCTGGCATGGCACAAAAGATTTATGTAAACGCGGAACTGGTGATGAGTAAGACCCTGCACAACGGGGTCATTCAGAATCTTGTTGTGTAGCCTGAACCACTGCACAGATAACTCCCTTAAAAGACGACCCCGGTGATAATTGCCGGGCAGGGTCGATCTAGTTGATCTGGAACGGCTCGGGGCCGCCTTTTAAGGGAGCTATGCTCCCTGCATTTGGTTGCGCTTATCACAGCGCACTTGCGTATTCTGTACCGACTAGCGTTATAATGCAATGGCATGATTAAGCTTCATGCACTGACACTTGTTCCCTCACACTGCAAGCGTCCCCCAAAATCCAGCTCCCCGCTGGTAGAAAAGCCCCGGCCCCCTAGTCATTCACCGGGGCTTTTTTTATCTCAAAAATAGTTTGACACGCAATTACCCATCCCCTATATTGCATCTAAACCAACCGAGGATTTTGAAATGGAACAAGAGAAAATTAACAGAATCTTGGCAGAGCATGAAAAGTGGGTAAGCAACGAGGGTTGCGGCGTTCGTGCCAATTTTCGGTGTGCCGATCTTCGGGATGCCAATCTTTGGTATGCCAATCTTCAGGATGCCAATCTTCGGGGTGCCGATCTTCGGGGTGTCGATCTTCGGGGTGCCGATCTTCGGGATACCGATCTTCGGGATGCCAATCTTTGGTATGCCAATCTTCAGGGTGCCAATCTTCGGGGTGTCGATCTTCGGTGTGCCGATCTTCGGGATACCGATCTTCGGGATGCTATCGGCATCATTCTCCTACCTGTTCAGGATATGCGCGGCTACTCTTTTGCTCACGCTATAGAGTGTGAAGCTGGTTGGCGGGTGCGAGTCGGGTGCAGGTACTTCACAATAAGTGAAGCTAAAAAGCACTGGGGCGAAAATTATGGGGGCGACAGGGAGCAGGGAGATATGTACCTGTACGCTATTGAATGGCTTGAAAAGAAGCTGGAGCGTATGCAGTGAGAACCATTACAGAGACATATATAAACCTTGGCCTGCTTGGAGAGGTCGAGGTCAGGATTGAGGCAACGTGGATGCCCGCAGAACACGGATCCACCGATGGACCTGGCGGCCCCAAGCTTGAGGAAGACATACCCGCACACTGGCACATCGACAAGGTGACTTGTGAGGCTGTGCCGATGATTGACCGGGTATGGGACCAGAAGGGCTACAGCGGACTGGCAGAAGCATTACAGGAGGCTTGCGAATGAATATTGAGGGATTTGATGACTTGGACGCGGCGGCAACCATGCGGTTTCTTATCCGCATGAAGCACAGCTATTACACCGAGGACGGGCATGATGCTGTAGAGCGTAATCGCATTGATGAGCTGCTAGCCAAGCTGCGGCCTTATGCGCATCCAGGCATCTTGGTACTGCTGGAGGGAGAGGGATGAAAGACGACCCTGTAATCTTTTTCTTGATAGTCCTGCTGCTATGCGTATCCGTTGGGGTTCCGCTTTGGCATGTGGCTACTTATTTAGATGAGCGCCAGGTCGTCGAGCGAGCTGCCACACTCAGCACCGGGGAGGGTGATGGATGAGCGACATATACTGCGATTGCAAGGTTGGCATCTGTGAAGGTCGGGAGTCTGAGCGGTGTGCGTTCAAACATGTTCGCGCCTCTCAGGATGTGACGGATGTGCAGATCACGAATGAAATGCTTAACGCGGGCATCAATTCTGTTAGTGCAGATGATTGGTGCTCAGAAGATTTTGAAGCCATCGTGAAAGCTGTATACAAAGCCATGTGCAGCGCAGCACTCAACACCGGGAGGGCAAGGGATGACCACTAGCAACCTGAAGGCTGTGCGCCTGCGAGACTTCCACAAAGGCGCATTTGACCGCGCCACTGATGAAGCCATTTTGTATATGCGCGATGAGTTGCAAGAGGAATTGCAGATCATTCGGGCAGACCTGAGAGACTTGGCAGCAAAGCGCAACGGGCTTGCCAGAATTGAACTTGAGATCATGTTGAGGGAACTATGAGCCGAGGGCCATACAAGAAAACCCACACCCACACCTGCAAGTGGTGTGGCATCAAGTACCAGGGCACAGCGCGTGGCCGTTTCTGCAGTAATCGCTGCAAGCAGGCTGGCAAAAACGCTGTTAACCGGGGCACACACAAGAACTGCGCCAGTTGCACCAAGGTGTTTCAGTTTACCCATGGACTGCAGAAGAAATGCGAGGACTGCCGAGGATGAAGAAAGTACCGACACAGAAAGAGCGCCTGCTGAAGCATTTGAAGTCAGGTAAAAGCATCACCCGGCTTCAGGGTTGGGACAAGCTTGGCATTCTTGAGCTGCCCGCCAGGATTTCAGAATTGCGTGCTGGGGGCTGGCCCATTCAAACAAAGATGAAAACGGTCAAGAACCGCTACGGCGAGAGCGTTCACATTGCTGTTTGGAGTATGCCCGCCAAGGGTCGGGATATAGTCTTTAGAACGGATGGGGAAGAAAGGATGCGTATTCAAGCAAACGGCCCCGCATTGTTCAGGGATGTAGTCCCTGAATCAAAAATTAGCATTGGTGAAAGCGGCACCGGGGAGGGTGAGTGATGGAAGATAGTGCAAGTGAAACACCATTGGTGGACCTCCTGCGAGGGGTAGACATTGAGGGTGCAACTAGCTATAGGACAGAAGATGGCGGGTACCACATTGTACCAGTTGGGCAGTATTGCCACGCAGCCGCAGACCGCATAGCCGAACTGGAAGCCGAAGTGGAAAGGCTCCGCGCCTCGCAGGAGGTGACGGGTGGGCTGGTGAAGTGCGCGCCGCTTGTTATGGGAGATGCCGTGTTTGCTGGCATTGACGAGGACGATATAGCCGAAATACCCCGTGCCATTGTGGTGCAGTTCGCCAATTTTGATGATATTCGCAAGGCTATACGTGGAGAACCTGTTGTTATGGATGTTTCCGCAGCACTCAGCACCGGGGAGGTTGATGGATGAATGATGATGTAGAGGATTTGATTCTAGCGTGGATCGCGAGCCAAGGTCTTTCGGTGGATTGGGCCTCTGTGTTCGAACTAAAGCACCGGATTTACGAGTGGGAGGCGGCCAGGTCTAGCGCCGCTCCCGGTACTGTGACGCCGGAAGGCTATGCTCTTGTACCCATTGAGCCGACAGCGGCGATGATCGTTGCGCTTGAGCAGGGTTACTCAACAGAAGATAGATATATGGCAATGCTGGAGGCAGCACTCAGCACCGGGAAGGGTGATTAGATGGGGTGGGGAATGGATGAAGACTGGGGCATAGAAGCCGCTGAAGATGATTTGCGCAATGAAGCCCTGGAAGAAATTGAGAGAAAGCAAAAGGCCATGTGTATTACAGAGGGTATGCGTGAATGCCGCCACCCTTTTAAGCGGAAAGGGTTGTGCGTTTTGTGTGGTGCAGATGCGGCCCAGCGCAAAGCACTCAGCACCGGGGAGGGTGATTGATGACTAAGCTACGCGAAAGCGCAAGGGGCCAGCCCTGCATGATACGAATCCCTGGCGTGTGCAATGGCGACCCCGCCACCACGGTGCTTTGTCATCTACCTGGCGGCGGAATGGGCAAAAAACAGCCGGACCTGCTAGCGGCCTTTGGCTGTAGTTCCTGCCATAATGTTGTCGATGGCCGTGAGAGCGTGAACCTTTACAACGAGACTTCTTTGGAAGATCACCTGCAATTGAAGATTTATTTTTTTGATGGCGTAATCCGAACACAACAATACTGGCTAGATAACGGCTATTTGGAGTTGCCTTGACCGATCTTCGCGTTGAACTACCCTTTCCACCTTCCGTCAATCACTATTACCGCACTTTCCGCGGTCGCATATTGATCAGCAAGACCGGCCGGGAGTACCGCCAGAGCGTCTATGCGGCCACGCTAGAGCAATTGGGCTTGTTTCCCCCATTCAAGACACCGCTAAAGGCTGTCGTTGAGCTGACGCCGCCTGATAAGCGCAGGCGCGACCTCGACAACTTCGCCGGCAAGGCGCTCTATGATGCCCTGCAGCACGCCAACCTGTACCTAGATGACAGCCAGATAAAAGAGATGCACCACTACATGCTGCCGCCAGGCGAGGCTAAATGTGTGGTATTGCTTTCCGAAATTGAGTGATAAAATGGCCTCACACGCCCAAACCAGAGGGCGGGGCCATGAATATGAGTGAGATGGATTACGCGGAATTGACAAGCGCGCTCGATAAGGTTTTCGAGGAACACGAGGTAAGGGGTATTGTGATCAACGTCGAAACCAAAAGCGGAGAAGTCGTGATTCAGTGCGCCTGCAACGTCGCCGAAAGCGAGCCGGTGCTACATTGAGCAGGGACCAGGAACGCATAGATGTGATGACGGCGCATATTGCCGGAAATCCTATACAACAGAAAGGGCGCCGGGATGGCGAGCAATGGGAAGCCTCGCCGCGGCCCGCCTGGAACTGGGAGAAGTACAGGTATCGTGTCGCGCCAGAGGCGGGGTATTTCTGCATCCGCACAGAAACCACACTGATAGATATCAAGGATACCCGCCTCAGCGCAGAAAAGCGGCGCAAAGAACTGTCGCACCGCTATGATGGGTTATTCATTGTCCAGCTAGTTGAAAAGCCTCGCGATCAGTCCACCTGATACCAGCCGACCGGACACGCGCCCCGAAAGGCAACCGGTTGGCTGAATACGTCGCCAATCTTCCGGCATACCACGTATTCAGGATCTTGGGCGAACGTTTCCAGGCTCACGCCAAACGCGATAGTTAACAGCATTGCAGTAATAAAGTATTTCATGTCATTTCTCCGTTTTGAGCAGCTTAGCGCCGCCAGTCAGTAACAGTTGTTCAACAATAAGCCCCTGGGACATTCCATATTGTTCCTTGAGCTGGTGAAGTATCCGCATAGCCTCGGGCGATAGGCACAGCGATGTGGTTTTCCGTGTTGCTTTGGGTTTGAGTTGCATTTTAGCCTCGCTTCTTGAGTTTGGTCACTTTGGGTGCCGCCATCCACGCGTCGGCCTCGCTTTGCGTGGCGTAGGGTCCGGCAATGTGTCGCGCTTTGGCTAAACCCTCGCGCTTGTAAACGCACCAGCCGTTACGGGAGCGGCTGTAGGCGGTGAAATAGTTTTCCGAATCCATTGCGGGCTTCATTACGCGAAATCTTCCACTTGCAGCCAGGTTTCCGGGCGCGTTACGTCAATGCGCTTGGTCCGGTACTCGTCGCCAATACGGCCATATTGGTCAGTGATAGGGCCCGACCAATATTCACACATGCGGAAGTGTTCAATATGGCCGTCGCGAGTCCAGTTCTCCGGCGGCAACACTTCCAGCGCCTCTATATACTCGGCTTCGGTGATAGTGCGGGCAGGCGTCACCTGGCTGGCGTAGTGCTCAGATAAGAGGGCGCCCAGTTCCTCATGGGTCACCCAGCGCATGGCCTCTCGGTCTTTTTCGGACTCTTCTGCCAGCCGGTCTTCTTCATTCAACCATGGCGTATACAGACACCAGTGGGTGCCGTCCTTGTCCGGCGCGGTGGCTGTTTCTGTAGTGCCGTTATAGGGCAGCTTGACCAGGTAGCGCAACTCGCCCTCCACGGTCGGCGCCTCATACAAGGCATACTCGCTCGATTTCTGATAGCGGGCTTCATGGTCGGCTTGTGTCGTCAGCCGCCACTCCGCGCCGTTTACCGCCCATTGTGGCGGCGTGGCTTTGAGCATGTTGCGCAATGACTCCGGGCGCGGGATCTGCCCGTCAGTGTGCATCTGCCAGCCTGATCCCGTTTCCCGCGGCTTGCTGGTCACGTAGTTGCCTGAAAACGTGAAGCCGCCCACCAGGTTATCCAGCTGAAAGCAGATCACGGTAGCGCCGTCGCTGTCTGTGTAATAGCCATAGGTACCTTTTTTGGCAATATAGGCTTTAAGCCCGGCTTGGGTGATCTTGTAGGCCAGCTCCCGAATGCGGGCTTGCTGGTACTTGGTGCGCGTGTAATGTGTCATGGTGTGTTACCTCACTTTATCCTTGGTTAGTTGCTTAACGGTGGGTTAGGTTAGGCCGCCGCCCATTCGTTGAGCATCGCGTAAATATCGGCTTCCGCACTTTCGGAATCCGGGCCTGTGGCATACGGCCCCGGGCAGAACACGGCAGAGAGGGCACACAACGCCGCGTAGCTGTCGCTGCCCTGGCCGCTATGCAAACCGGCGTAGTGCCAATATGCAGCCGTAATAATGTCAGCGAGCGCGCTATAAGCGCCGTTGGCGTCGTAGTCCCACTCTGGTTCAGGATCTGCGTGGACAGCTTGCGCTAGGCGCGTCATCGCCAGGGTAAGGCGCTCATAAGACAGTGTGCTGTCGGCGCGCTCAATGTTGTGCGCCACAAGGCGCGCTAATCTGTTTGACTGTTTCATGTTTCTATATCCGTGGTTGTTTGCTTAACTTGGAGCCTATTCTAATGAATCTAGTGTCAAAGTCAATAGATATTTCAATATATTTTAGATATGGCTGAAACCCGCGTATTTACTGGCTTTGGTGGACATATCTGATTGTTTTCTGTACACTGAGAGCATAAAAAGAGGGTTATTTATGGGCAAGTATGGAAGGCCGGAGTCAGTGAGCTGGCCGAAGGATGGTGATCAGGACGTTCATCACGCGGTGAAGTTGCTCGAAGATGACAACCTGCCCGGGTTGGAAGCACAGGTTAACGCCTGGCTATTGGCGCAGGAAACAGCAACGCCTTATCCATTGCACGTTGAGAGTATGCAGCTTACCCACTACTCGCTGGCATCTGGTCCAGCACCGCGGGATAGGTTCGTTATGGCACTGCATATCATCGCTATGGGCAACCCGGTATGATTCAGAATATGTATTCCCGTGTATCATGTGCTAAAGTCAATACATGACTACCGGTAATAGCCCACGACACTATGCCGCTTACATCCTCACACTGAGGAACAAAGCTGACCGCCAGGCCGCATTGCAGCAATGTCCTGCACCCTGGAAATCCCTTATACGCCGCCATGTAGAAAACGCCTATGCCCTACGCCGCTGATATCGCTTTCGCTATGGGCATCATGACTGGCTGCCTACTGTCCGCTACTGTACTGATCGCTAGCCACATTATCGATGAACGCCAGCAACATAAGACACGCGCCAAGACATTCCCCTATTCACCCGCCGCTAATGACCGTACACCGCGGCCAACAACATCCATTACCCCTATCCACCATAGGACGTAAACCATGTACTCCCACGGTACAGATACCTCACAGCAACATCACAACAGCAATACATCACTCGGGCATTCCACTAGAAGCGCTTCATGGCTTGGCATTCCAGTATGGTCACATTATGGCTTGGGTCTAGCTCCCGCTCTCTCTGCATACAAGTAAATTGAAATACTTGTTGACATTGACACTAAATTCACTATAATGGGCTCCAAGTTAAGCAAACAACCAAGGAGTAACCACTAACACGAGCGACCACTGACATGAGTAAACCCGGACCAAAGCCCGGTAGTCGACACTCTGGCATGTTCCAGGTAGGCCATGACCCAAGGCGGCAAACAGCGGCCAAGTATGCAAAGGGCAAGGCTTTCAGGGAGGCTTGCAGGGCAAAGAGCCCCGAAGCAATGGACCTGATCTACAACACGATGAACGACGACGACCAGCCCATGCCATTCCGGCTGCAGTGCGCGCGCTACATCATTGAGCAAGGACACGGTAAGCCACTGCCAGCGGACGCCATCCAGGAAACCGAAGACTTCAGCAAGATGACGGCCAGCGAGCTAGACGCCGCTATAAGCCGCTACCTGCAACATGATGTGATCGAGGGTGTGGTGGTCAATGAAGAAGAGAACGGCCAGTGAGCGGCTTTGTGTGGGCTCTGAGGGCGATTCGCTTGGTGCCCCCGGCCTCGATTTTGAAACGGAGAGTTTATTTGTATCTAGACCCCCCAAAATATTTCCAGAAAAAAGTTGGGCTTGGTCCCGGCTACCTCCGATTCATGTCGTTTTTGTCCGAATTGGACCAGTATCAGGTGGATTGTGTGCAGAAATGCACAGGTGATAGCTCAAAAAGCGGGTAAGGTATCCCGAATATCGGTGATGTATTGCAAAAATGCACAGGATGGTTGATAGGGACCCTGAGAAGTTGCTGATGGACTTTTTGGAGAGTCCGGATGTTCGTCGTTATGTGATGATGCACCTGGTGATGAAGGAGGGTTTGGGTGAGTTGAATGGTAAGGAGGCGCTTATTGGGGAGTATGCGTTGTTGCAGGCGGCGATTATGGGGAGGGTTCGGGAGTTGGTGCTGGAGGTAGAGCGATGAGTATTGAGGCGCTAATACAGCGGCGTGAGCAGATACTGAAGGCGAAGGCTGAGTTGGTGCATTATCGGCGGTTTATTGCGGCGGGTTCTCATGCTGACTTTTTGTATGAGCCTGCTCGGCATCATCAGGTGATGTGTCGTGCGCTGGAGGAACTGATTGATGAGGACAAGTATGATTTGCTTCTGATTATGGCGCCTCCGGGTAGTGCGAAATCGACGTATGGTTCGGTACAGGCGGCGACGTGGGCGTGGGCGAAGTATCCGCAGTGGAATATTTTGTGTTGTTCGAACACGGATGCACTAGCGAAGAACTTTGCTAGGCGGCGTCGAAGTGTCTGTGACATGGAGGAATGGAAGATACTGTCCTCGACCGAGTTGGACCCTGCCCAGATAGATATTCGGGAGTTTGCCAACAAGGAGGGTGGTGTGATGTATGCCCGCGGTGCCGGCAGTGCGATTGCGGGTGTGCGCTGTAAGCTGTTGATTTGTGATGACCTGATTGCGAGTTTCGAGGAAGCGAGCAGTCCGGGGCAGTTGGATAAGCTGTGGGAATGGTACTCGACCGATGCGAGGACGCGCCTGGTGCCGACCGGCAAGGAAATCATGATTATGACCCGCTGGAGTCGGCAAGATCCTATTGGACGGATTCTGGAGCGCATCGAGGCCGGGGAAGAACCGAAGCGGGTGAAGATTCTCCGGCTGCCCATGCTGTGCGATGACCCCATGAATGACCCTATGGGCCGTGAGATTGATGAACCTCTCTGGCCCGAATGGTTCAGCGATGCACAGCTTCAGGACAATATGTCTCACCCGATTCGCTGGCCCGCCCTGTACCAACAAGTGCCGGTGGATGCCTCGGGAACGTGGGTGGATGAGGAATACATCCAGTACGTTGATCGCAAGGACGTGCCGGACAACTGCAAGACCCTGATGGCTATGGACCTAGCCCTGACCGCTGGCGGCGGTGACTATACCGTGATTGGCGTCGCCAAAATTGACCCCGACCGCAATATCTACCTGTATGACTTCACCCGCGAGCAAGTCAAGGTCAGCGATACCTCCAAACGCCTCGCCGGCATGAACGAACAATACGCACCCCCCTATGTTCTCGCCGATAATGACAATGCCACTAAAGTATTCAATGACTACCAGCGGGAATTTGCCCGGACGGGTGGTGATCCGGTGCGCATCAAGGAATTGCCGTTGCGAGGACAGGACAAGGAAGTGAGGGCGGCGCCGATTCGGGATTTGTTCATGCAGGGCAAGGTGTTTATTGTCCGCGCGCCGTGGAATGCCCCCCTGGTGCATGAAATCATGAACTTCCCGCCGAAGTCGAAGACGGAACATGACGATTTTATTGATGTGATTGCCCTCATTGGCCGAGATGTATGGACCCAGATTGCGAAGAAGCCCGAAGAAGGCAAAATAGCCAAACCCATTGAAGGGGCGTATATTCAGCGCGAAGGTCAAACATTTACCCGACAAAAACTGGATGATCTTTGGGAAGATCCCAAGAAAAATCGCTTCGGCGTACTGAGACTCTGATATGGAAGCTGCAGAAGAAGTCCTGAAAGAACCCGAGCGCAAGAACGCGCAATACTGGGCGCGTGAAATCGAACAGTCCAGCAAGATGCTGCGGGACTTTCACAAACAAGGCTCGAAAATCGTCGGTCGCTACCTTGATGACCGGCCCCAGTACAGCGACAAGGACCGAAACCAGCTATTCCGGCTGAATTTCTTCCATCGCAACGTCAAACTCCAGCAGTCCATCATGTACAACAACCTGCCATCGATTGATGTCGCCAGGGAAAATGATGACTTTAACGATGACGTCGCTCGCGTTGCCGGCGATATCATGGAGCGCCTGCTGAACCTCGACCTGCAAAATCACGCCGAGGAAACCGATACCGTCCTCAAGAACGTCCTCCAGGACCGGCTGTTACCCGGACTCGGCGTTGCCAGGGTCCGCTATGAGGTCGAGACCGAGGAGGTCACGGTTGCTGAAGTGGTCGCGCCTTCTGGCGTGATGATTGCCGAAAGCTACACCGAAACCCGCGTCGTCAGTGAAGACGCACCGATTGATTATTATTTCTGGAAAGACGTTCTCTGGGGTTGGTGCCGCGGCTGGGCCGATATGCCATGGCTCGGCTTCCGTGCCTACATGACCAAGGACGAGGCCGCTGAACGATTCGGTGAGGACAAGGCCAACCAGCTTCAGTACAAGAAGCAGAAGGCGGGTGAAGAAGCCGATGAGGTCAGCAAGCGCGATGAGGACGACTGGACCCAGAAAGCCCAAATCTGGGAAATCTGGGACAAGGAAGACCGCTGCGTGTACTGGTACTCCAAGGGTGCCGGCGTCCTCGAAAAGAAGGATGACCCCCTTGGCCTGAATGGCTTCTATCCCGCACCCCCGTTCTTTATCGCCAATCCGACCACCACGCTGTACAAGCCGACCGCGGACTTCCACCTCGCGCAAGACCTGTACAACGAGGTCGATGTATTGCAGACGCGGATTTCCCTGATCACTGATGCGGTCAAGGTGGTGGGCGTGTATGACTCCAGCGCCGAGGGCGTTCAGCGAATGCTCAAGGAAGGCTTTGAGAATGACCTGATTCCGGTGGATAACTGGGCGATGTTTGCCGAAAAAGGCGGTTTGCGCGGCCAGGTGGACTGGATGCCCATCGAAACAATCGCCAATGTACTTGACAGGCTAGTGCAACAGCGCAACAGCACGATTTCGCTACTCCAGAACGTCACCGGCATGGCTGATGTGATGCAGGGGCAGCTTCAGAACCAGTATGAAGGGGTCGGACAGACCCAGATCAAGGCACAGTTTGGCTCGGCCAACATCCAGACACTTCAGGAGGAATTTGCGACATTCGTCACAGACCTGATGCAAATCAAGGCCGAGGTCATCTGCAAGCACTATAGCCCCGAGACGATTGTCAAGCAGTCCAACGTCATGTACAGCGTGAACCGTGACCTGGCGCCACAAGCGGTACAACTGCTCAAGCAACCCGATATGGCGCATATGCGCATCAAGGTCCGCTCTGAGACCATGGCAATGATTGATTACGCCAAGTTGCAGCAGGAGCGCACCGGCTTCCTGACCGCACTGGCGACGTTTTTGCAGTCCGCAGCGCCGCTGGTCCAGGCCGAACCCGGATCTACGCCATTCCTGCTTGAAATGCTTCAGTGGACCATGGCCGGATACAAGGGCTCCAACGAAATCGAGGCCACGCTTGACAAGATGGTGACGCAGGCCCAGCAGCCGAAGCCTGAACAGCCGAACCCGGAGGCACAGCGCGAGCAGGCGCGGCAACAAGGCGACATGCAGAAGATTCAGGCCAAGGCACAAGCCGATGCACAGACACGACAGGTGGACATGCAGGCCGATATCGCCACCGAAAACAACCGCCACCGCAACAAAATGAACGAAATCGCCGCCCAGGCGCAGGTCAAAGCCTCTGAACACCAGATCAAGGGCGAAATTGACGCGTTCCTCAAGAATCTGGAGACCCGAGGCGATCTTGAGCAGATTGACCGCAGTGCCGCGGCCGAAATTCGCAAGAAATGGAACGAAACTGTGATCGAGGTCGAAAAAATGGAAGCCCAGACTGTTCAATCCATCGAACAGAAGGCGGCAGAAGCGATGATTGACACCGAACTTCACTTTGCCACACAGGATGAACCCGATGGCGGGCCGTAAACGCTATATCCAGTGTCCTGAGACGCACAAACTCATTCCGGCTGAGGAATATGTCCGGCCGACCAGGCAAACCCACATGGTCATGGAGGACATCAAGCCCTTCAAGTCACCGATTGATGGGTCTGTCATCTCATCCCGGCCGCAACTGGAGGCGCACAACCGCCGCCATGGGGTCACAAATTCCGCTGACTACCCGAAAGAGTGGGTAGCCAACCGGGGTAAACAACGGCTGCGTGAACAGCAGCGAAACCTGAAGGAAAGCCGCCGAGCTGACCTGATGAAAGCCTTCGACCAGATGAACAGAGGTTAAAATGGACCAAGAAAATGATCTTAGGAGTGACCTGGAAGCGGCTTTTGACGCTGCTGAAACAGAAGACGCACCGGAACAAATCGAAACAGCAGCGGAAGCGCCGGAAGAAGTACCGGAACCCGAGCCAGAAGCCGAGCCAGAGCCCGAAGCCGGGCCAGAGCCCGAGCCTGAACCTGCTGCAGCGGAAA